CCGAATCGCACGGATGGCAAACTTCGCATACGATGGGCTCAACCTGCCCCGTGGGCAGTGGACGAGAAGGCTGCTCGCAAAGACCTGCTCCAGATGGAGCGTGAGTTTGGCATGACGCCTAGCAGCCGTTCACAGGTGAGCATCCACAGTAATGCCCAAGACGACCCGCTTGCAGCGTTTGTCAGAAAGCGAAGCGATAGAGCAGGGGCTTGACTTCTACTTCGATCAGTCCCGTGCCGATCATGTCACCGAGTTCTTTGAGTCCCTGCTGATTCACAGCAAGGGACGCTTCGCAGGCAAGAACTTTGAACTGCTTGGGTGGCAGCGGTACATGCTGGAGGAACTGTTCGGCTGGGCTCGCGTGGACAACCACACTCGACGCTACCGGATGGCTTACGTCTCGACAGCCAAAAAATCGGGGAAGTCAACGACCCTCGCAGGCATCGGCCTCTACCTGCTTGTGGGCGATGGTGAGCCCGGTGCTGAGATATACGGTGCCGCAACCGACCGCGAGCAGGCATCGCTTGTCTTCCGCGAGGCGGCAAACATGGTCAAGGCTTCGCCGCTGTTGTCTCGCGTGCTGGAGGTTGTGGACTCACGACGCACGATTGCCTATCGCAAAGAATCGTCGTTCTACAGAGTCCTTTCAAGTGACAGTTTCAGAGCGGAAGGCTTGAACATCCACGGGCTGCTTTTCGATGAGTTGCACGCTCAAAGGGATCGACGCTTGTTTGACTCACTGCGATATGGTGGTGCGGCTCGTTCTCAGCCGCTTCTATGCTCCATCACAACGGCAGGGCATGACCGCAACTCGATCTGCTATGAGCAGTATTCCTACGCCAAGCGGATCGCTGACGATTGGACCCTTGATCCGACGTTCTTCCCTCTGATCTACGAGGTTGAGGAAGACGACGAATGGACTGACGAGGCGAAGTGGCCGGAAGCGAATCCATCGTGGGGCGTGACGATTGACCCAACAGACTTCGCCGCTGATTGCCGAGAGGCTCAACTGAGCAACACGAAGGAGTTCGCTTTTCGGAGGTATCGGTTAAATCAATGGACGCAAACCGACAGCCGCTGGCTCAAACTTGACGCATGGAATGCGTGCAGCAACAAGCCGCCGGGGCCGCTCGATGGCCGGGAGTGCTGGTGCGGCCTTGACCTTGCGACCACATACGATACCTCTGCCTTTGTCGCATTGTTCCCCGCTGAAGATGGGACGTTTGATGTCCTATGCAAGTTCTGGATTCCCGGTGACAATGCCCTTGAGCGTGAACGACGTGACCGCGTGCCATACGCTACATGGGCAAATGACCCTGACACCGGCCTGAAGATGACCGATGGCAACGTCACCGACTATGACGTTGTGCGGAAGGACATCAATGACTTCGCCTTGAAGTACAACATCCGACAACTGGCAATCGACCGCTGGAATGCGACGCAACTAGCGATCAATCTCACGCAGGATGGAGTCGATGTCGTCGGATTCTCGCAGGGCATCGCATCGATCTCGGGGCCGTCGAAACTGCTTGAGAACTACATCGTCTCTGGCAGACTGAGGCACGGTGGCAATAAGATACTGACATGGATGGCGAGCAACGTTGAGGTGAAGACCGACGCGAACGGCAACATCAAGCCGAACAAGCCCAAGCAGGGATCGAGTGAACGCATCGACGGAATCATCAGCCTGATCATGGCGGTCGGTATACACGCAGCACAGAAGCCAACGGAGCAGGCACCCGAACCGGGCATCATGATCCTATGATCGACACGAATCGCATCTTGTGGCTCCCTACCAACGAGTCTCGGCACTTCAACTGGGACGACGGCTACGCTCCAAGCCGCAATCCTTCTGGTGTGCGGATCAATCAAGAGACGGCACTGCAATCCACCGTAGTGCTGGCCTGTGCGAGAGTCTTGGCTGAGTCGGTTGCTGGCCTGCCACTGTTCCTGTTGCGGCGGCTTGCGGACGGCGGCAAGCAGATTGCCCGTGAGCATCCGCTCTACACGATCCTGCACGACGCACCGAACTCATGGCAGACATCCTTTGAGTGGCGTGAGCAGGCGATGCTTCACCTGTGCCTGCACGGCAACGCATACAGCGAGATAAGGCCGGGAGCCGCCGGTGCGGTGACGGAACTGTGGCCGCTGCATCCCAGCCGCATGAAGGTGGAGCGGATCGAGAACGGCAGGCTCCGATACAAATACCGCGAGGAGTCCGGGGCCGAGACGGTCTACACGCAAGACCAGATCATGCACTTGCGATGGCTGAGCGACGACGGCGTGAACGGCATGGTGCCGATTGAGTTGGCACGCGACGCCATCGGGCTTGCCCGTGCCTGCGAGATTCACGGGGCAGCCTTTTTTGGAAACGGAGCCCGCCCCGGAGTTGTCCTCAGCACCGACAACACGATCTCTGCCGAGGCGGCAGAGATGCTGCGAAACAACTGGGAGCGAATGCACCGAGGGGCGGAACGTAGCAACCGGACAGCGGTGCTGACAGGTGGCTTGAAGCCGGTGGAACTTGGCGGCAACAACCAAGAGGCTCAGTTTCTTGAGGCTCGCCGCTTCCAAGTCGAGGAGATTTGCCGACTCTATCGGATGCCGCCCCATCTTGTAGGCGATCTGACTCGTTCGTCGTTCAGCAACATCGAGCAGCAGTCCATTGACTTCGTTCAGCACACCCTGCTCCCCTGGCTGCGACGGTTCGAGACAGCCATTGCCCGCGACCTGATCACCGACTCCTCCTATTTTGCGGAGTTCGATACTCGTGGCCTGCTGCGAGGTGATGCAGCCGCACGGGCATCGTACTACCAAACGCTCTGGAATCTTGGCGTCGCCTCAATCAACGAGATTCGCCGCTGGGAGAACCTTGATCCAGTGGACGGCGGCGACACCCGCTTCGTGCAACTCAACATGCAGACGCTCGACCAAGCCAACGCTGGCGGCGTTGAGATGCCACCGGAGGAAGAGCCTGCCAAGCCGGTTTCTTACGTTGACGAGTTCATGGCATCGCGTTCGATGACCATCAGCATTGACTTTGACCGAACCTTCACGGCTAACCCTTCTATGTGGGGCCAGTTCGCAAAGCAGTCAGCAGAGGCAGGCAATCGAGTCGTGATGGTTTCACGACGGCCAAACACGCCTGACGATCAAGCAGAAGTAGAAGGCACACTTGGCGAATACAAAGACGCCTTCAGCGATGTCTTGCTTGTGGGCGACACGATGAAAGACGAGGCGGCGAAGGCTGCTGGCATCAACGTTGACATCTGGATAGACGATTCCCCGCAGTTCATCCGCAGCGAAAGCAGGGCCGCACCGGACTCAATCAGCGTTGGCGACTTCGTATCGTGGGGCAGCGGAGATGGCAGGGCAAGAGGCAAGATCGTCCGCATCGTTCGTGACGGCGAGATCAACGTGCCTGATTCTTCGTTCACGATTCAGGGAACCGAAGACGACCCTGCTGTTCTCATCACGATCTACCGCGAGATGGCTGACGGCTGGCAGCAGACCGACACGCAGGTAGGTCACAAGGCCAGCACCCTCACAAAGATTGGAGCCCTGACCTGATGCCCTGGCATGTGATGAAGTCGGAGCAATGTCCCGTGTCGAAGCCGTGGGCTGTCATGAAGGACGAGCCGCACGAACTGGTAGCCTGCCATGCAACGGAGGAAGATGCACAGGCACAACTGACTGCCCTGAACATTGCCTACGCAGAGGAAAGCAGGGCGGTCAGGTATGACCACATTGACTTCACGCCCCCGAGCGGCGTGAGGGAAGCAGCGAAGAAAGGGCTTGAGTGGCGAAAAGAGTATGGACGAGGCGGCACCGCAATCGGCGTGGCTCGCGCAAGAGACCTGAGCAACGGTGTGACGATCAGCCCGCAAACAGCACGAAGGATGAAGGCGTACTTCGACCGACACCAAAGCGACAAGACTGGGGTTGGCTGGAATCCAGGGGAGCAGGGGTACCCCTCCGCTGGAAAGATAGCCTGGATGCTATGGGGGAGTGACGCTGGCTACTCGTGGGCAAAGAAACTTGTGCGGCAAATGAATGCCGCTGACGAAGAGGAAAGAACAATGATCCTTGAAACACGATCAATCGCCGTTGATGAATCCGACCTGCCACTGCTTCGCATCGAAGAGCGAGCGATGGAAGACGAAGACCGCAAGAAGAAGAAGTACATTGTCGGATATGCGGCACGTTTCGGAACCAACTCCCTAGACCTGGGAGACTTCGTTGAGCGAATCGAGCCGACTGCCTTTGATCTTGTCAAAGAGCGGCGTGGACGCAAGAAGCCGCTTGAGACGCGAGCCTTGTGGAACCACGATCCTAACTTCCCTCTGGCACGATACCCGCAGACGCTAACGCTGACCGTCGATGAAGTCGGGCTGCGGTATGAGTTCCCTGTCCCTGACACCACCTATGGCCGCGACATTGCCGCAAACATCGAGGCTGGCATCGTCAAGGGCTCATCGTTCTCGTTCGTCGTCGGCAAGGATGGCGAATCTTGGAGCATGGAAGACGGGCAGAGCATCCGCACGATCAGCAAGATCGAGACGCTTTACGATGTCGGCCCCGTGACCTACCCCGCATACCCTGACTCTGCGGTCACGGTAGCAAAGCGTTCCTACGAAATGTTCCGGGATTCGCAAATCGCAAACGACCAGCGTCGTGGCGAATGGCGTGAGCGGATCGAAGAACACCGAGAATGGCTGAGGAAGCATGGCGGTTAAATCTGGTGACCGTTGCCCGCGATGCGGGCAGGGATACCTGGGCACCATATCAAGCAGGGCAAGCGGACCACTACAGGTGCGCTATCTTCGATGCCCGAAGTGCGGCCATTCAGACCGCTCAGTCGTTGAGGCCGACGCCGTGAGACGCCGACCGAAGTGTTCTACATAGAACACTTTCCGACGCACGATCTGGACGGGATTACATCCTCGCCTCTACTTTGACGATGGGCGGCAGAGTTATCAGCCGCGACACCGATCACAGGGAGATACGACATGGCTTCGCAGGTCAAGATGCTGCTGGACGAACTCGCTGCCGTGCTGGCCGAGATGGGTGCCCTTGAGGACATGGAGAACGAGAACGAAGAGGGTGAAGCCGCCCCCATGTCGGAAGAGCAAGAGGCCAGCCTCCGCAGCCTGTCCGAGCGAGCCGACAAACTGAAGGAACGAATCGCGTTCCATGAGAAGATCGCCGCGAAGGAGAAGGAACTTAAGGCAGTCCTTGAGCGTTCCGCTCCTGCTCCTGCGGTGGAAGTCAAAACGCCAGAGGAGAAGACCGTGGAACGACGCGAGTTTGCCGTGCCGAAGGCCGTTGGCCCTCTGAAGGCTTTCCGTGGGCCGAACGCTGACGAGCGTGCCTATCGTGCAGGTATGCACCTCAAGGCAACGCTGTTCAACGATGCTGATGCCCGTCGCTGGTGCATGGATCACAACGTCGAGAGTCGGGCTCAGGCTGGCACGATCAACTCGCTTGGCGGCGTGCTGGTCAGCGAGGAGATGAGCAGCGAGATCATCCGGCTCGTCGAGGAGTACGGTGCCTTCCCGCAGTTTGCTCGCCGCGTCCCGATGTCCAGCGACACGCTCGTGATTGCTCGACGCACCGGTGGCCTCTCTGCTCGTCCGGTCGGCGAGAATACCGAGATCACCACCAGCGATGTCACGTTCGACAACGTGGAACTGGTTGCGAAGATTTGGGGCATCGCCAACCGAGTGCCGAACTCGCTGCTTGAGGACTCCGTGATTGACCTCGCGGATGCGATGGCGGTCGAAGTGGCTCAGTCGTTCGCGGAAGCGTTCGACGACGCGGGCTTCATCGGTGACGGCACCTCGACCTACCACGGTGTGCGAGGAGTGACGACAAAGATCGTTGACGGCACGCACACCAAGTCGGTCGTTGACGCCGCGAGCGGCAACAACACCTTTGACACGCTCGACCTGCTCGACTTCACGAACGTTGTCAGCCGACTGCCGCTCTACGGTCGCCGGAATGCAGCGTTTTACATCTCGCCTGCTGGTTATGGCTCGTCCATGCTGCGGCTGATGATGGCTGGCAACGGCAACTCCGCAGCCGACATTGCTGGCGGGGCTGGCCTCAACTTCCTCGGCTTCCCCGTTCGGCTCGTCCACAGCATGGTGAGCGACCTGACCGGAACTGGCGAAGAGATTGCCTGCCTGTTTGGTGATCTTTCGCAGGCTGCGACCTTCGGTGAGCGGCGAGCCGTCTCGATCCGCACCGCGAGCGAGCGGTACATCGAGTTCGATCAGACGCTGACCTTTGCTACGACCCGCAATGCGATTGTGGTTCACGACCTTGGCAGCACGACCAAGGCTGGCCCGATCTGTGCCCTCAAGTTCGCATCCTGAGCAGGAGACTAATAGACGATGAACCATCTGGAAAATAGCAAGAGCGTCACGAAGATCGGCACCGCCGACACTACGACTGCGACGACTCATCAGCACAGCATCGACACCCTCGGGTTTTCGTATGCCAGCGTTGATGTTGTCTTCGAGCCGGTTGCTGCTGCTGGGACGAACTCGGCTGTTGCCATCGCCCTGAAACTTCAGGAAGGCGACACCACCGCTTCCTACAGCGACATCAGTGGTTTCGTTGGCGGCACGGACTTCACCGTGCCGACTCCCAGCGATACCACAAGCACGAACGTTGTGCGGTTCGACATTGACCTTCGCGGTCAGAAGCGATACCTCAACGTCTATGCGACTCCCAACGCTGCTAGCGTCGTGGCGAGCAATGCTCGTCTCGGCAAGGGCGAAGACGGCGTGGACTCGGCATCCGACAAGGGTGCTGGTGCTGCCGTCTCTGGCTGATTTGCGAATCAGTAGTACACTCGCTCACAACGGGCGTCGTGATGGGCACGGATAGCCCGCCACGACGCCCGTTTTCGTTGGAGCAAGAATGCACGTCAAGGTAGGCAATACGACTGTTGATGTCCGCATCGAGGCGGTGATGAGCGTGCCTCGGTTGGGTTTTATGGACAACTTCTATACATGGGCTCAGGCGTTAATGCCTTTAGACATTCGCCCGACCAAAGTGACAGGAGCCTTCTGGGGTCAATGCCTGCAAAGGGTCTGCGAGCAGTTCGTTGACCAGTGCGAGTTCCTGCTGACCATCGACTACGACACATTCTTCACGCAGCAAGATGTCGAGCATCTCGCAGCCTTGGCGATGACGTTCCAGTGCGATGCGATCACGGGGCTACAGACCAAGCGGGAAGATGGGCGACCGATGCTGACGATGAAGGGGGCAATCGACAGGCCACCGGAAGAAGGCCCGATGCACGTTCCGCGTGAATGGTTCGGTGAGCCAGTGCAGGAAGTGGATACGGCACACTTCGGATGCACGCTCATCAGCACCGCAGCGTTGAAGCGGACTCCCAAGCCTTGGTTCCTCGGCGTACCGAATGACGACGGCGAGTGGGGCGACGGAAGAACCGACGACGACATCTGGTTTTGGAAACAGTTCCGCAAGGCCGGGAATCGGCTCTACATTTCGCCTCGTGTCGTGCTGGGGCATGGCGAGTACATGATCACATGGCCCGGTGAAGGCTTGACCTCGCCGGTCTATCAGCATTCGACAGACTTCCTGACGACGAACAAGCGACCGGAGAATACTTGGAGGGTGCCGCAATGATCTACGGCGAGCGACCGAAGCAGTATCGTTCACTGGTACGACAGACCGAGCCTGCCGTTGAACCGGTGAGCGTCAGTGAGGCAAAGCAACATCTCCGCGTGGACACCTCAGACGACGACACCTATATCGGAACGCTCATCACCGCAGCAAGGCAGTGGGCCGAGGAGTACCTTGACCGAACGCTTGTCAGCACGCAGTGGGCAATGCGGCTGGATGCATTCCCGTATGAGATTGAGTTGCCCCGTCCACCGATGTCGAGGAGCGGCACGACGACGGCGACCGAAGTCACCTACACCATCAGCGACAGCCAGACCACAACGACGCTCTCAACGTCCGAGTATCGGGTCGACCGTGAGGCGACGCCGGGAGTCATCCGCAACCTCTACGGGCAGTCGTGGCCGAGTTACTTGTCAGACCAGAACTCGATCACGGTGCGATGGTGGGGCGGCTATGGCGCGACAGGCAGCGACATCCCCGCCGCCATCAGGCACGGCATCCTGATGCACCTTGCTCACCTCTACGAGCGGAGGCTTGCCGTGGACACGATGGCAACGAACGAAGTCCCGTTCGGCGTGAAGGCTCTCTACGACTCGCAGAAGTGGGGTCAGTACAAATGATCCGACCCGGCGAGATGCGTGAGCGGGTGACGGTGCAGGTGCCGACGCAAGTCAACAACTCGCTTGGCGAGGCAACGTTCACATGGTCTGACCTGACCACAGTGTGGGCAAGTGTCAACGGTGTCAGTTCCCGCGAAGCGTTGGTTGATGGGCAACAGGAAACCCGCGTCACTCATCGTGTTCGCCTTCGCTATTTGGACGCCTTGCGGCACACGCACCGCTTCTCTTGGCGAGGAAGAATCCTCCAGATTGTCAGTTTGCTGGAATACGAAAACCGTAGCGAGCATGTTGCTCTTTGCCAGGAGTTTGGCGAATGAGTTTTGAAGTTCTTGGAGAAGTCAGTTTTCCGCAACTCGGCAAGTTGCAAAAGTCTTTGCTCGACGAGTACTCGCCTGCAAAGACAGCAAAGCGGATGGAAAAGGCTATGGAGCCCGTTGTCCGCATGGCATTGGGAAAACTGCAAGGATACATCCGCAGGAATCACATGGGGCCAACGGGGAACCTCTTAAGAGGAACCGTCGCGAAGGTTGAGAAGTATGACGACAGCGGCAACGCAGTCGGGCTCGTGGGATTCCGTGCAGTTGTCGGCTCGCTGTCAGTCCAGACAGCAGGCACGGTGAGGAAAGGACCGGACCGTGCTTTTCACGCAGGGTTTCTTGAGTTCGGCACAAAGGAAAGAAAGACGAAAGGATCGATTGCTTCAAGTTTCAAGCGATTCGGGCCTTTCAAGATCGTCGGAAAGTATCCACCGGTGAAGACAACGCCTGCATACCCAAATGCGTTTTTCAAGCGTGCCCCCAAAGGGATGCTAGCAAAGACAGGTAGCGTGCCGCCTCTGCAACCGATCAAGCGTTCATTCAACGAGTCGAAGGCCGCAATCGAAACCACAGTCAACAGGACCGTGGCAAGGCAACTGCTGCTGACCAACAAAGTCATGTATGCGAGGCTCCCCGCATGATTTGGAAGTCGCCCGAAAACGTCATATGGAACACGCTTATCAGCGATGCGGACTTCACGTCAATCGCCGGACACAAGGTCTACCCAAACATCGCGCCAGCAAGCACTAGCCTGCCGTTTGCCGTGTGGCGAAGGAGCAACGTGCGAAGAGAGCAGACCCTCGGCAGGCCGGTTGGCGTGCCTGTTGTCGGCCTTGAGTTGCAGATATATGCAGGCACTTACTTTGTCGCACGCAAGGCCGCAGATGCCGCGAGGAGCATTCTGGACGGGTTCACGGGCACGTTCGACAATACAGAGGTGAGCCTTTGCCGACTTGATTCGGAGTCCGATGGGATTGCCGCTATCGACGGCTCAGAAGTACCGAACGCATACCTGATCTCGCAGGAATACGAGATACTCTGGCAGGAGATTTGACGCATGGCGACTACGCCTCATGATTCCAGCGGCACGACGTTCGTGTTCAGCGGCACGACGTTCACGGTGACGAACATCACCGTGAACTTCTCGGACGTCTCTGGCGAGACTGATCGCATCGACATCAGCCACCTCGGTCAGACGACCGGCAGCACAATGCTGACGCAGGCTCGGCCGCTGAGGGGCTCTGCTACTGGCGAAACGGGCAAAGAGTTGTCGTTCGACTTCATTGGGACGAACCAACTCGCTGGTGGCTCCACTGGCACCTATGCCCTCGCTGGTGGCGTCGCACTTAGCGGCAACGCGACCATCGTGTCGAGCAGCCTGACGCTTGCCGTCAACGATGTGATCCGGGGCAGTGCAACCGTTCGAGTGTCCTAAGCCGTGGCAACATACTCGACAGGCATCGCCGTGTCGTGGGGCGGCACTCCATTCGTGGAGGTGCAGGAGTTGTCGTGGTCATACGGCGGCAGTCGCACGGGACGAGCCGTCGCATGGTCAGCGGAGCAAGGTAGCGTTGCCGTGACATGCCTTGATGCGACGAATACAAACGTCAGCAACTTCGGCACACGAGACCAACTGGTGATTACTGGTGGCGGTTCTGCTTTGACGACATATGCTATCTGGGAATCGGTGGCCGTCGCCCCTGAGCGTAATGGCGTGACGAAGTACACCGTGACTTTCAGAATCTTGGACTCCTGACATGGCACTGACCAAAGATCAAATCCTCGCCGCTGATGACATGGGCCTTCTTGAGATTGCCGTTCCTGAATGGGGCGGCAGCGTGTTCGTTCGCGTGATGACCGTTGGCGAGCGTGACTCATACGAGAATGAATGGATGGTCAACAAGAACAAAGGCGTGGAAAACTTCCGCAGCAAGTTCTTGCAGCGGGTGTTGTGTGATGAGAAGGGCGAGTTGATGTTCCAGGCCGACGAGATTGCACTGCTGGCGAAGAAGTCAGCCAGGGCGATCACCCGCGTGTGGGAAGCGGCTATGAAGCACAACGCACTCAGCGACAACGATGTCGAGGAACTCGCAAAAAACTGAACCTGCGGCCGACGAGACTCTTCCTGTTTCGGCTGGCCGCGACTCTGCACATGACGGTGGCGGAACTATGCTCACGGATGAACAGCCAGGAACTGAGCGAGTGGATGGCGGTTCACCGTTATTACATGCCGCTACCAGACCCATGGCATCAGACGGGAGTCTTGGCAGCGTCGATGCTGGCTCCGTACAGCGGCAAGGGCAAGCCACCGAAACCCGCCGACTTCGTGCCTATCGAGCGACCGCCCCAGCACCGCGTTCAAGAGGAAGCGGCGTTGCAAGAACTTCAACGGCAGTTGCGAGGTGATTGATGGCAACCGCAGTCGGACTTGCGATGAAGATCACAGCAGACTCAACAGGTCTGCAAAAGGGTGTCCAGAAAACCGTGAACACGATGGACAGTCTCGGGGGCTCAACCCAGAAACTCGACATCATCATCGCACTGCTTGCGGAGGCGGTTGAGTTGCTGGCGATGCAACTTGACGCGATGGAGAAAACGTCTATTCGGACTTCGATGGCCCTTGGCGATCTTGCCAAGGCGACAACATCGGTGGCTACGGCCTACAACGTGTTGAGCCGACAGAATATTGCCTTGACGGCTGCGACGGCTGCGGGTGGAACCGTGTTTGGGACGCTTGGCAACACGATCTTCCGTTCCGTTGCTATCAGGGCAGTCGGCATGGCAACCGGGCTAGGGGCTGCTGCCACGGCTATCTACGGATTAGCAGCAGCGACGGCAGCGGCGACGCCGGGGCTCAAGGCACTTGAAGACTTTGCCGAACGTGTTGGCGTTGAAGCCACGAAACTTGGAACCTCGTTCGCATTCGTCCAGACGCTTGAGGTAGCGGCATCAAGAACTGGCGAGAGCATCGACAGCCTTCGTGTTGCCTTCACGGCATTGCTGCGGAATATCGAAGCAGCACGCGGCGGAGCAAAGTCCCAGATTGAAGCGTTTGAAAAACTTGGCATTAGTGCGAGTGACCTTGAATCAAAGTCACCAGAAGAAATATTCAAAGGCATTGCTGCTGGGCTTGAGGCAATCGAAGACCCAGCGACACGATCTGCTGCTGCTCTTGTTGTCCTTGGAGAAAATGGAGCAAGGCTGCAACCAGCACTGAAACAGTTTGCAACTTCAGAAGAAGACTTGAAGCGGTTTAGTGCTCAAATCGACGCACTGGATAAAGCAAGGCTAGACGATCTGGGTGATGGTTTTGACAAGTTGCAAACATCCGCAAGCGGCCTCGGCAGGCAGTTGGTGCTTCCTTTCGCTGGGCTGACCGAAGGCATCTCAAAGGCACTTGCCGATGTTACCGGTGGGCTGGCTGCCATATTGAGCACCGTGAATGACGTGGCTGCGCCTTTTCTTGATGCAATCGGGGCGATTATTCAGGGGATAGGTTCTCTCGTCGGGATCATCTTGAAACTTATTGCTGCGATACTTACTCCGTTTACTTCTGCCATACGCTCAATCTCTTCGCTTGTAATGCTTGCGTCTGGCGGTCTTGATAGTTTGTCCAAAAGCGTTAACGGCGCGTTAGATAGTTTCATTGGGTTTTTCGGCGTCGATCCAAAATGGTTTGACGACACCTCATCGGGAGCAGAAGAAACTGCCGCAGCCCTTGATGATGCGACAGCCGCTTCCCAGAAGTTCTACGAAGAGATAACCAAGGCAGTGGACACCGCCGCTGAGTTTGGGCAGGCGGGCTTTGACGCTGCCCTTGAATACCAAGAGGCTCTGGAAGAAATCAATCTGCTTCGGCAAGAAGGCGAATACACCGAGGAGCAAGCCAACGAAGCAGCCAAGCGAGCCAATCAAACTTTTGAGGAACGAATCGGGTTGCTGAAGCAAGCCGCTGACGAGCAGGCAAGGGCCGCCCGGGAAGCAGAGCGTGCGGCAGAAGCAGACCGAAAGAGGATCGACCAGTTTGCTCGTTCTGGTATGTCTGAGCAGGAACGGGCTCAGGCTGATGCTCAAGAAACTGTATTGGCAATCCAGAGAGAACAAGCGAGGGTTCAGCGAGAGATTACCGCTGCAAGGGAAGCAGGCAATCAGGCCGCTCTTGATGCTGCAACCGCAAGGCTCGCACAACTTGATCAAGAAGAGGCAAGAGCGTCCGACATTGCAAGTGGCGACGCTGCAAGGAGAGAAGCAGCACAGCGAGAGCGAGAAGAATATCAAAGCAAACTCGATGACCTGCAAGCAGAGTTTGCTAGGAAAGAAATAGAGCGAAGCCAATCCATTGCAGATAAGCGAGCGGAATACAACGAGCGTCTCGCTGAGATCGAGGAAGACCGTCTCGACAAGTTGTCAGCAGTGAACCAGAAGGCACTTGAGGCATCAGACATACGCAGCGGTGGCATTGGACAGGTCATTGCCCTTGCAACCGGACGCGAAGACCCAGCGGTCGCTGCGGCCCGCCAGCAAGCGAAGAGCCTTGAGAACATTGAACGTGAAATCAAGAAACTTGGCGGCACCGTTGAAATCGTAGGAGCCGCGTGATGGCAGTTCTCTCATACCGTGAACTCGCTGGCCGCACGTTCCAGCACAGATTCGGTGAGGCACCGACAGCCGAGATTCGCTATGCGTTGACGCTGGACGATCCAGAGACGCCGCACCAGTCGATGCTCAACTCCGTAGGTATCTTCCACGGAGCGTACCACCCTGAGTTCACCTACCTACGCTGCATCGAAGGCAGCGTCAGCGAGAACGATCCTGACCCGTGGCACGCAACTATCTCGTATCGCTACGAGGTGCCGCAGCGAGGGAACATCGAGTTTGAGCCGAACCCGTTGGCTCGCCCTGACGTTTGGTCGTTCAGCACTGGCGGTGCCCAGGTGCCAGCGTTGACATACTTTGAGGGTGCTGGCAACGGTGACGTGCGTCCGCTGGTC